GTTATCAATGTTCACCTGGTACGCGTAGATTTCCATCTCGCGGAAGTAGGCGTTCATGACTGCCGAAGCTATTTTTTCGTCGTTTGTGATCATGTTGATTTGTTAGAAAAAGATACGGAATTTGGCGAACTTAAAGCTGGCGAAGGGTTAGAATACGCCGCCCCAAAACCGCCTGAAGTCCACGGGTATACCCTAGTGTACGGTGACGAACTGGCGAATGATCCCGCAATTTCTGTCCCGGTACTAGACCAAGCTACAGAAGTTACCGTTTGCGATATTGACGGACTTGTGTACAAAGATCCAAACCCAGATGACCAAGCGTATGCTTTTAAGGTAGCGGGGCTGATGTTATTGCCAATCGCAATTACATTGCCTACAGGCGAAAATTTGACGCTAAAAACTGTACCGCCGATAGGAGTTGAAGGGTTGGCGTATTTTGTTCCAAACCCAGATGACGTTACAGGATACGCTGCGATAAACGGACTTGAAGTGCTTCCAATCGCTACATCGTTGGTTATGGGATTGAAAGATATAGAGTTTTGGTTGTTGCCAAACGGAGGCAACGTGGCAGGGTTTGCGTACCTAGTACCGTAGCCTGTTGAAGATGACCAAGGATATAGCGAGATAACAGGCGATGCCGTTTGGCTGAACGCTACTTGCGTATTGTCGCCGTTTAACGAAATACCAGTTGCTTGTCCAGCAGAGTTTAACGCCGATCCATTGGCGTATTTGGTTCCAAACCCACTGGACGAACTCCACGCCCACGCTTGTGGGTAAGACACGTTTAATGCGTTTGACGTTAACAACGCGTCAACACTATTAGTCCAAGTAAATCCTGCGGGGCCAGTCGTAGACGGGCTAAGAGGACTTCCAGCATTAGCGTACTGCGTCCCAAAACCAGAAGAAGACCACGGCCAAACAAGGAAAAAAGGCGATGTAGTACAAGACGCCGAGATGTTTGAGTTGTCTTTGACAAAAGAAATTTGACTGACTGAATTTGACACCGTAGGCGCGGTGAAAATAGTTCCAAACCCTGTCGTTGAGTCCCAACGATACGCAGAAATTCTTTGCCCAACTGTAGGGCCACCGTAAGCAATATAAATTGACGGTGAAATAGGCTCTGCGCCTCCGTAAGCAAACATACCCAGAAAGCCACTCATGTCACACCCAAGCCAAAGACATACCAAGTGTCGGTTGCGACCTTGATCATGGTGGCTACGCCATTAGACGCAACAGATCGGTTGCCTGTGGATGAAGAGTTGGCAAGTTTGAGCGTGACGCCAGATCCGGCTTGGATGACTAACGCGGTCGCGTTGCTCACCACGCTAATGACCGTACCAGTCTCAAACGCCACACTACTGTTGGGCGGAACCGTGACGTTTCCAGTCAGATAAAGATGTTTGGCGCTGTCTGACAACACCAGCGTTCCGCTAGTATTGCTTGATTGCGGCATAGTACGAAAGCCAAATCCGTACAAATTGCCGGCGCTATCCTTGACTGTTGAACCGCTAGCCAGACCACTGATGGTTTTGTTGGTTAGCGTTTGTGTCCCGGTGAGCGTGACAACCGTGTTGTCAATGCTAATGGTGCCGGTAGATACGATTGGACCGCCAGTTAATCCTGTTCCGGTGTTGACTTGTACAACACCGCTGTCCACGATTGGTTGGCCTACAAGACCAAGTTCCAAATCAGCTATTTTGGCGTAGAGTTCATCCGTTTGCGCGCCCAACGGAGTGTAATTCAGGAATTCAATCGAGGTGCTGTTTTCGCCTGCGCCCGTAAGATTGAACAAATTTATAAAAAATCTGTACCATTCACGCGCCATCAATCCAGTGCGCGGATCAATAAAATCAACCCGAGGCGCGGGGATTTGGGTGATGTTATTGATGACTGGCATTAAGCAGCCGTCCCGCTAGCGTGCAGTTCGGCCCCCATGATTGCAATCTTGACCGGATCTGAGCCGGACAATTCGTAAACTCGGTCGCGCAGTTTAAGCGTCATGCCCAAACGCCGCCAAAACACTCGATGTTGGTAAGCGCCAATTTTACCAAGCGGCGACCAGTGTTCGTTTGACCAAGTATGGCCACCATCATCTGACCAGCGCAGCATAACTTGAGGATCAGCCCCAAGCGTGTACACATCACCTGCGACGCTGACCAAGTAATCGTCGCTTTCGGTCGTGAGAAAAAAACCTGATTCGGTCAACAGGTATGTGGGATCAGTTTGATTCCCACCGTTTAAGCCAACGCCGCTCTGACAGTCCAGTTGAAGACTATGATGTGCGGTTCGGGTTAAGTTGTTCTGGCCGGTAGGCAGCGCCCGCCAAGAGCGCAACCATTTTTGGGCACTGCCGTTGTCGGCGTAAACGTCTAGATCAAAAGCATACAGATTGCCGTTTTCAAAGTCGCCAACAACGATCTCGCTGTTAAACGCCATCTGACAATTGCTGCGGTGCCGCAAAAACATACCGTTAAAGAACGATGCCCGTTCATGCCACGCTTGTGTAGATGCGTCATACACCCAAGTTGCGTTGGCAGACGGGAACGTCAGGACGTAAAAAGCGTGGCCTTCCTGCTGGTATGTGTAAGCAACCGCGTCGCTAATGTTGCCGTACTGAGCAATTGCGTATTCAATCGCGTGGGTGCTAACCCGCTGGCCTGTGTACCCATTTGAACGATAAACAATACCTTGCCCACGAGCGTCAGCGCCAAGCCAAAACAAACCGTTGTCTAGTTTGGCAACCGAGAATGTTGCAGCGCAACCAATTTCGTTATACGCACCTTGAATGCGTTGCAACGGGAAATCTACGTTTCCGGCGTCATAATAAACTTCAACTGAGTTGGTCCCAAACAACCATACTTCACGATGATCAACAATCATGCTGACCAAATTGTCTGGAGATCCTTCTGCTGCTTGAACGTCTGTTGCGTTAAAAACTAACGGGTAAATATAACTTGCGGCGTCTAAACCATTAATAGCGCCGCCAACTATACTGTCAACAGTATAAATAAGTTGAGAATTAGGCTGGATGTATACAAAATACCCATCCAAATAACCAACAACCAAAGCACCTAAAAAATCTGGACTTGTAATCTGGTTAAATTCACCAGTTATTGAATAGTAGGTGTAACTTGGTCCGTTACAAGCAATAAACAACACGGCGCCATTATCAGCCATGCTGACTGGGCCTGTACCCGATACGTCTCCAATTTTGGTGGCGGTGTAACTTGAGTCTATTTTGTAGACTTCTGACCCGCTGACAACGTAGCCAACACCGTTAAACGTCCATAGCCCACGGATGGGGCCGGTGCCGACAGTAGTGAGAAGCGTCAGTCCTGGCGCACGATTCAGGAACGCTGGTTCTTTACCGGCTTCGGGAATGATCTCTGGAAACAGATTGACCATTCTGTTGTCGGCAGCGTTAACGCTCCGAGCAACATACGCCGATCCCAGAATCGGCGTTTTCATCAGTAATTACCGGCGTAAACGTTGAACCGCTGCCGTGTAGCAACCAGCGAGTACGGCATTGCCATCACATCGTCAGGATTGTTGATGCGCTTGAGGTTGCGCTTGCTAGTCATGGCAATCCTCTTGACCTGTTCTGAAGGTTCAACTCCAAACTCAGGCGCGATTTCCATCGCCAGATTATAAGTGAACGCCCGCAGATACCCAGGCGGGAAAGCAAGCGTGGTTGCTAGCGTTGCCGGCTGGGACAACTCTTCAACACTAATGAAATGAAACTCTAACAAGCGCGTTGGCTTGGGGTAGATGTAGATGTCAATGTCTGGGTAAGTCATGTTCACAAACATGACCTGCGGGTAGGTAGACGTTACGGTCTTGACCGCAATCCCGTCGTACTGCTGCTGGTTGATTAGTTTGATCCCATAAGACACATTGGTCTGCGGGTCGCGGAAATACGTCGCGTCATCAACCAAGATTGGGCGAACGGCAGTACCGTTTAGACGCACCAAAGACCCTGACGGGCCGAGCGTGGCGTTAATTGAATTTACGGGCCATTCAACAATCTGGTCTATAGTTGAAAACACCGCCAATCGTTCGGTGTTCCATGAATCAATCATTTGATTCATTGCCATCAGTGCATCTTGCGACACTGACGCCGATGACGTTTCACCTTCTGCTAGGACACCCAACAGACGCAGGGCGCGGTTGATCTGATCGCCAGCCGAATATGTTGCCATCGTAAACCTCAAGAGGTGGGGCCGAAGCCCCGCCCGTTAGCTTGCGCCGTGAATAATTGCGAAGTTAAGAATAACAGCCTCGGAAAGAGCGCTGCCAGTCAAATTACGCAACGTGACAACCGCAGAACCAAGCGTCATGCTGGAAATGTAGGTTGTGTAAGCACCCACTGTACCACCGCCCGACACGTTTACAATGATCGTATCGTTGGTAGAAATCAGCGAGTTGTTCATCGTAAACGAAACAGCAGTGTTAGCCGCTAGTTCGGCGCCATTCATCGTAATGCGGCCAGCGCTTTTGTTAAGCGTGACCGCAGTAGATTTGCTGGTTGCTTGCGTAACCGTACCTTGCGCTCCCGCTGCGTACCCAATCTCTTGACTGGCGTACATCGTCGTAAACTCAGGATCGGAATACGCGACTCCAATTGCTTGCGTATTAGGCATGATAATCCCTTAAAAAAGAAGAGGGCTTGTGGCCCTCCCCTTTAGACTTAGACGCGGTAAACAACCCAAGTCGAATCGCCCGTGCGACGGAACAGGAACCGACCGCTGGCCGTAATAGCAACTGCCACAAGAGCATTGCCGCCATCAGTAACACCAGTGCCAGCAGCAAGCGCAGCCGTGCCAGACGAAGTACCCAAGTTTACCAACACCAGTTCAAAAGTGCTGTTGATTTTGGCGCTAGACACCAGAGCGTCTAGCGACGCGCCCGTGGGCAGCGTGTACGTCTGAGCCGTAGTAGCGCCCGAACCAACCAACAGGACGCCAGAGGCGACTTGTGCGGCGGTCAGAGTTGCCGTAGCGGTAACAGACTGAGGAGCGGCTTGGTAGCCCAGAACGACTTCGTTCAGGTTACCGTCGCCAAGCTGGTAACCACCAGCACCATTAGGAAGAGCCATGATATTTCCTTGCGATTAAAAGATTTAGCCCCAGAGACGGCAAGCCATCTGTGGACGAATTGTGCTAAAGCCATAAAGGACATCAATACGACATGGAAGTCTATCGTTATTTATGTCATATTGCCTCACCACTCGCAGGCTAATACCGTTATGGACAGCCCGCGAAGCCATGTCAACACCCTGCGGCAGCAGGAGGTCAGCCGTGGCAAACGTGATTGCGTCCTTGTGGTAGACCAGGTTCTGTGGGTACTGGGTAGCAGACGAACCGAACATGGTCACAACAGCAGAAGCCTGTGGGAACGTGTCAACCGTTGCCAGAGCATTGTCAGCGGTGTAAAGCGCTGGAGAAATGTTCAGGGTGGCGGTCGAAGAACCCGTTACGGCTTGGGTAACAACGAACTGCTGGAGCGAACCAGTGGACTCGCGGGTCTGTGGGTTGACAGCGTACACACCGGCGATGGTGAAAATATCGCCCACGTTCCAGGTTTTGCTGGAGCCGGTGAACGAAATACCAAGGGTCGACTGACCTTGCGTGGTCACGGTGCTGGTCACGGTGATCGAAGTACCCCACGAACCCGTGGTGTGCTGCTTGATCGACTGAGACATATTGATCTCGTCAAACCCGAGAACACCAGTCCCCATCATGCCGTTTTTGAACTGCTTGGAGATCGTGTCCGTAGGATTAAACAGACCTTTCATGCCTTCAACCAAACCAGCGTTGGCAGCGGGGTTAACCGTTGCGTAGCGCGGGTTCATCACGGCAGCGTTTTCGTTAAGTTTCTGTTGCGCTTGCAGCAGAACCAACGAAGAAGCAGGCGTGGTGCCTGGGGTGCCGACCGATGCGTAGATGTTCTTGTACGCATTGGCAACGTCAGCGTCAATGCTGGAGGCCAACTGCGAGATACGCGGCTTGAGAACGCGCTCTGCGAAGTCATCCAACTGCATCGTCAGTTCGGCAGAAGTGAAGTTCACGCCGATGTGTTTCTGAGTCGAAACGGTCAGGGTGGTGTACTGCTCGTTATCGTCCTGAACTTGCAGGGCGGCACCGTCAGTCACCAGAGCGCGGTCGGGCAGGCGAATACGCAGGGTTGAACCAATCTTGGCACCTTCAACAGCGAAGGAGTCATCGTATTGGCGGTTAACGTTACGGGTGAGCACAAGGTTGTTCTCGAGGATCTCGAGAGCCTTCCGAGTGATCATATCTATTGTTAAGATGCTGTTTGACACAGTAATAAATCCTATAAGAAGTTAGCGTTGCTGGGCGTTCCACTTTTTAATCTGGCGCTGCCTTTCTGCTTCAATCCATTCCGAGGTAGACATCGTTTTAGTGGACCGTGGGTCCGTGGTGTCGTAACTCGGATTGCCTGAAGTTCTAGCAGTCACTGGACTAATCGGTGCGGGCGCTGATGTAGTACGTTTGACCGGAACATCTGTGGCTATTTTAGCCTCAATGCGTCCAATCTCCTTTGCCTGCAAAATCGGGCTAAGACGGGAAATGCGGTCAGCTTCTTTTGGATTAGACCCGAGGTAGTACGCTACATCAGGGCCAACATCAGAGGCTTGCACTGCCTGAGCCATCACCGTCGTGATCTTTAGGGTCGGGTTATACGCGACTTGTTCAAAGTCATCGTACTTGGACCGAGCCTCTTCTTCACGATCGTGATACTTTTCAAGAATCTCCGCTTGCTGCTTTTGAATCTCGCGCTGCTCAATTAGCTTAATTGCTTTGGCTTCTGCGTAAGCATCAACCGAATCAAACTGATCTACAGGCGGGATATCAACGGCAACGGACGGCGGTGCTTGACGCTCACGCTCCCACTTTCGCTGTTCTCTTGCGAGGCGTTTCTGAATTGCCGCATCAAGTTCCTCTTGCGAAAAGGTCTTGGGCGCAACTTCCGGCGTATCTACAGGTTCTGGAGTCGCCGTGACATCCAGTTCCGGCGCGGGCGCTACTTCCGCTTCAATCGCTACTTCTTCGGTCATTTTGAATCCTGAGATTCCCTGGTGAGCCGCGCCAGTACGGTTATCTTACACTACGAAATTCTTACGAACAAGGTCATACTTGTTAGGCTATCCAAATAACCCATGCAGCGCCACGTTCCAGCCAACGTAATTGAATACGTCAGGTTGTTGTAGGTGCTGGTTGGGATTAGATACGAACCGGCAATGTCGTTTCCGGGGTAAATAGCCCCAAAAGGAAATGAGTTAGCCCTACAAAAACAATACGTTCCCACCGCCAAAGCGGTCACGCTGCTAGAACCCGTGGGCGGCGAACTTGTCCAAGTTGTGCCGTTACTGGTC